TGGGCTTATCCCAAAACTACCATGAGAAGAGTGCAATGAGTAACCAGATCGAGCCTGACAGTGCCTCACTTGTAGCACTCCATTTCATGTGCATGGTAGCGAAGGTGATTGCGAGTGTGAACAGTCCAAGTGAAGTAAAGAGTGCAGTAAAGATATTTACAGAACCGCTATTAAAAATACAATCGTTAAGTTGAGGAAGAAGAGTAATTGAGAATGAGAATCCTACGATACTAATAATCGCGTCTTGCCATTTCATGTATGATTACCATAAGTTCCAGGGTTGCCTTGATCTCACGTAACTGTTCATCAGTAGCATCCACGATGAGGATTGAGTGTGATGTATGACCCTCGCCGTCACCATCTGTTGTGTGGATGGGTTTGGAAATGTGGAATAACATATGCGTCAAGCAGGATTTGCACCTGCGATAGTCCTTCGACACGCGAGTTTAAATCGCGTCTATTTGACTGCTCTAGCATTGACGCTCTATTTACTTTATTACACCTTACACCATAAATAGGTTACGCTATGTGTTTGTTACACAAAAGGAAGGATTTAATAAACTGTAATTAAAACACATAAGTAATATGATGAGTAATAGTTTATCTGATCTTGCTTACTGTGGCGGTTTATTCGACGGGGAGGGATGTGTTACACTTTCCAAAGAGGGTGATACAAATTACAGATTACGCTTGAAAGTTACATCAACTGATTATGCTGTTCTTACTTGGTTACAGGCGCACTTTGGCGGTTTTATCAATCTCTCACGTAAGGAAAGTGAATATAATAAAGAAGCGTGGGATTGGATTTGCAGGACTGAAGATCAGGTTGTGTTTTTATTCGGGATTCTTCCTTACACTATTATCAAGCGCGCACAGATCATTGAAGCGTTGAATTATCATTTTGAGAAACAGAATGGTGGTAAGTTAACTGAAGATGAATTTAAGTTACGTAGTGCATATTACGAAAGATTAAAAACAATGAAATAACCCCAATTTACTCTTCTTTTTTACGTGATATTTATACATGGCCGAAAGGTTTAAATAGTAGTAATAAAATACGTATATTATATTATATCTGTTTGTTAAATGGGTATAATAAACTATACTATTTTCTATAGTTTATTTTTTGTATAGAGGGGTGAATTTAATCGTTTCTGAACGTTTGATGTTGGATGGGCCTGTTTTTCCACTTGCACAGAAGAATAGAAATGGATGGGGTGTTCCCCTCGATTCTGTTGATTCTGCTATTTCTACGTTAAAAACATCCGTTGTGCGTATTTGCCCCTCTATTTTTGGAGAGAGCGAACATCACTGTGATCTTTCGGGTAGTAGGAAGGATGAAATTGGTAAAATTGTCGATGCTTACCTTGATAATAATGAGGTAAGGGCAGTTGTAGAAATTACTGATTCAGCCGCTATACAGAAATTGAGTGATGGAACATGGCAACCTACGTGGTCTGTGTTCGGTGGTGGACAGCGTGATTCTGACGGATGGGTTCATGGTTATACCAATGAATCGTTAACCTTTGTTAAGAATCCTGCCTGGGAAAACGCGAAAGGTGAAATAATATTTTCTGCAAGTGAAGATGATCAATCGGATGTTAAGAATCTAAAATCTTACATAACGTTTGATATACATCAGGATAAAGAAGATTTAAGTAAATATTACGCTTCTATTTTAAATTCTGACGATTTCCTTACAGATAATCCATCTTCTACTATAATTGATAATATTAAAGGTGAAACTATGACTGATACTGTTGAAAGCACTCCTACTGAGGGTGTGGATTTTGATAAGGTAGTTGCCTCGAAGGAAGAGGAAATTGCCAAACTTAAAGAGCAGATTAAAACGATGGAGAAGGTTCAGGCTGCTGCTATTTCCCCTGACACGTTTGAAACCGTTGTCGCTTCTCGTATTGACGTTGCACTCAAGGCAGAGCGTGAGCGCATTGAGAAGGATCTTGCCCTGACTGATTACAAGAATGTGTGTGCATCGTTGGAGATTACGCCTGATGCAGAGCGGTTCAATGATGAGAAGTTTTCCGCTTCGGATGTGCGTATGCACATTGATCTTCTGAATAAAGTTGCAGGTAAGCGTGAGAATGTTGAAGCGGGCGCTCCTCTGTATTCCAATACCCCTGAAAAGAAGGGTGAGACTCCTGAATCGTTCCAGAATGAATCTGGTTGGACTGTCGGTTATTTCCGTGATGGTCAGTGGTTCACGGAGTAAAATAATAATTTGAGGTGAATTTTTATGGGTTACTATGGTTTTGTTGAACCGGATAATAAGGTTATTGCTTACGCTCCTAATACTGTTCTGATTCAGGAAGAGAAGGCAGAAGCAGCAACCATTAAGCCGGGCATGGTTGTAATGAAAGGCACGAATGATGATGATGTTGTCATTTGTGATGGAGTTACGAAAGCACCGTTTGGTGTTGCAGGTTATGAGCAGAGTTTCTTAGGTGCTGCATCGTCTACGTCTAATCGTCCTGCTAATGTTGCTACCGCGTTTGCGTCTGCTGCTCGCGTTCCTGTTCTTGGTGGTGGTGGATTCGTCGCTATGATGCATCTCGCTCCTGGTGTTACTACTGTTAAGGGGGATCTGCTTGCATCTTGGGGCGGTGGAACGGTTGTTCCTGTTGTGCCTATGCCCGGAGGGTATGGTGTCAGGATTCCGTTTGTTAAAAATACTTCGGAGAAGGATACCGGCGTTGATCTTCCAGAGGGAATTATTGTTTCTGATGTCATTGTTGAAGTAACTAACAAGGTTGCATCCGCTACTATTGACGTTGGGCTCCTGTATGCGGAGGATTCTAATGGTGGTGACGCTGATGGATTCCTTGATGCAGAAGATTGTGGAACTGCCAATGGATTTGTGAAGCATAATACTGTTGCTCTTACTTCTGCTGTTGCTGCTCTTACACTTGGTGCATATCTCAAAGAAGCGGATATTGCCGACGCTACTGCTGAGGCTGGTGCTCAGACTTATAGAGTTCCCAATTATCATGTTGTAGGTGGAGGTCAGGTTTCGGTTTCGTATACTACTTCTGATAGTGCTAATCTTGCAGGTAACTTCTACATGGTATGTGCTGCTCCTGGTTTCCAGATTGTAGGGCGTGCAGAAGAGACTCTTGCTGTTGCAACTGCAACTGTTAATGATGCTACTGTATTTGTCAGTCAGGACGTTATGGCTAGGGTGTATATTTAAACTATTTTTGAGGTGACTATAAAATGACTTTTCCCGTTGAATATTACAGACAGATAAAGGATGCCATTGTCTTTACCGCGCGTAAACAGGCAGTTGCACGTAAGATTATTAATACTCGTAACATTTCCGGTGGTATTGGCGTTCAACAGTGGACGTATGACACGGCTAATGAAGTTTCGGATGCTCTGCTGACGTATCAGTTTACGGATACTTCCGAAGATTGGATTGAACTTGCTCGCACCGATGTGCCTATTCCGCTTCTGCATAAGGAGTATCGTATCTCGCGTAGGGATCTCGCTGCTGCTGCTCGCGGTGGATTTGGTATTTCGACCGCTACTGTTCAGAGTGCTGCCTACAAGGTTATGAATCTTGAGAATCAGTTAATTCTTAACGGTTTCGCTGCCGATGGAACTACCTATGACATCAAGGGACTTTATCAGAGTGCAGGTAACTATACCGCCGGTAAGGACTTTGCAACGGCGGGTCAGCCGTTAGAATCTGTTGCTACTGCTATTGATCTGATGCAGGCTGATAACATTACTGGCCCTTATAATATGGTTCTTAACCCCACTCAGTATATGGAACTTGCAACGTCTGTTCTTGGTTCTGGTGCAGGTGAGCGTGAAATGGCAATGGTCAAGGAGATTCTTGAGGGTGGAAGTATTTTCTCTACGTCCTTCCAGGCTACTGGAACGGGTATGCTTCTCGCTGATGCTTCTGCCGGTTTCTTTGAGATGGTTGTCGCACAGGACATGACTACTGAAACTGAAGTTCTCCAGAAGTCTAAGGATCTTTGGGGTAGAGTTTACGAGTGTGCCATTCCTGTCATTTATGACGCTAATGCGATTTGTAAGTTAACTACTATCTAAGGTTGGTGATTTACAATGTCTTGGAGTGATATTACAGAATTACGTGGATTAGTGGAGACTGAGATTTC